TAATTTACTAAATACACATAAAGGAGTCATCATTCATGAAAAATATAAATGAAATTTCTAAAAAAGTACTAGGAAGTTATATATCAAAAGCTGGTGAAGACCTGCTTCGCAATAAAAATAAAGAATCCCGCGCAAGAGGTGATGCAGAGTTTTACTCAAGTGGAGGTTACAAACATGGCAGTAATCCAGAACTAGCATTCCAAGCAAGAAAAAACGCAGAGACTTATTCCGGTAACGCAGAGCGCAGAGCAAAAGGACTTGCAATGGCAGGAAAAAAAATTACAAACGAATCAACTCTTGAAGAATATGTAAATAATGTCGTAAAAAGAATTTTAGAAGACCTACAGACTCCTCGTGGTGGAAAGGTTGTAAAAGAAGATATTTTTGATAGTCCTTCATCAGCAGCAGCAAGTAGAGCAAATATCAAAAAAGCAACAAAGGTATTGGGAGCAAGTTCACCACATACAAAGGCATTAACTAGACTTCATGGTGCTATAAAGAAAAGTCCTTATTATTATGGTACCTCTGATGATGAATTGGCTAGACGGTGGAGAATAGAAGGTGATAAGGAATATCCAAATGTTGTTCCTGATCCAAAACCAACATTGACTCCAATGACAGGAAAGGGATTTGATGGTTATGATGCTATGTTTGGTAGAGGTGATAAAAAAGTAAAACTTGGTGTTATTAAGAGGGCTGCAGCAGCAATTCAAAAAAGAACCAAGGGCAAATAAAGACATTTAAACAAATAAAAAACCCCGCTTCGGCGGGGTTCTTTTTTATTGATTTTTAGAAAGTATTTCCTTTTACCTGCTCCACCAAGTATTGCAAGTTTTTTACGAGCGTTAATCAGTTTTAGGAGTTCTAGGAGGATTTCTTGAACGATAAATGGGTCTTGAAAAGGCATTATCAAGACGACCTATTTTCTTTTGCTGTTCATCACTATGTGCTCTAACTCTATCTGGGTGTAAATAAGAAGGATGGACACCACCACCATGCATAGTATTACCTAACTCAGTTGATTCTGGTTGTTGGTTTTCTGAGCGGTATAATGGTTTATCAGTTTTTAAAGCATTCCTTACATTAGACACTGCTGATGGTGGATGAGCATATGACAAGCCCGGACGAAGTGGTGGTCGTGGCGCACTAGGAGCATCTGCTCCTTTTGCAACAAGAGAATGTGCTGCACGATCTACCGAAAGACCTTGTTTTGCTCTTTCTCTTCCTATTGTTTCTATTTGTTTAATTCTCCTTTCTCTTCTTCCTTGTCTTTCTGGACTTATTGGGTTCTCGCCCCATTTAGGTTGAAGTATGGCAACTTCAAATAACTTGGTAAAATCTTCTTCACCTAGAAGTTCAAAAAGAACATTCTCAAGAAGGTCTGAATACTCTTGTTCTGTCTTGAGTTCTTCGTTGAGTCTGTGTGACTCGTTTAAGTAATACTGTGCTTTTTGTGCTAGTGGGTTGTTCATTTTTAGTTTCCTTTATTTCTTTCTGCTATTTTTCTATCTGCTGCAGCTTTATTTTGAGCATGTTTTATTGCTGCTGCTTTTTCTTGTGGTGTTAGTGGTCTATTTTGGTTTGAAGCATTATTTTCAAATCCTTTCACAGCCTTTGCTCCTAGTGAACCATACATTGCAGCGTTTTCCCACATCTTAATGTGTTCGTCTTTGTTCATTTGATTTTTTCCTTTCAATTTTATTTATTATTTCCAAAATCTTGACTGATCTTTCCAGTATTTTGCTTTTTCTTTGTTTTCTGGTGTTGGTTTCATTGCACGATTGAAAATAGCAAGTGCTCTTTGTTGTTTTGTGTCACCCTTTAGCCACTCTGTGCTCTTTGCTGCTGATTTTTTTAGTTTATCACCATGAATATCTGCTGCTTGGAGCACTCTTTCTCTTCCTGGTGTTAAAAAACCTTTAAAATCTTTCATTTTTTGGTTCGTTCCTTGTATTTTTTCTTCATTTTTGCTTTTGGAAACTCAATATTTGACTTTGCAGCCTCTTCTGCGAGTTCTTCCATGAGTTTTTTGAAGCCTTCTTCACCAAATGCTTTCTCTAAAATGCCTTCGAGTAGTTGTGTGTACTCAATTTGTGCCTTTAATTGCAAATTTTCACTGTTTTTCATGATATTTTCTCCTTTTTATTATGTATAAAGCGAAAAAAGGCGTAAAAAAGCGCGTTTTATAAAAAATAGAGAGACTTGACAAGCAAATCGACATGCTATATAACACTACATCCCTTCGGAGTAGGGATTTTTACAAATAAGGAGATAGAATGAGAAACTTAATCGCTACTTTAGCACTTTCACTTTGCGGTGTTGCAGCAGCACAAAACGCTGCTCCTGCATCTGCACCAACTCCGGTCGTATCTGATATCGTTGTGACTGAAGATTTGACCTTCTGGGGTAAGAAGAACGCAGACACTGTAGTAGAACTCAATTCAACTATCAGTGGTAAGTTGTTCGAACTCGCAGGTTGGCATGTCACTGTACCAGTTTACTCACAAGATTACACTGGTTACGGTGCAATTGATCTTGGTTTAGATTACGCAGTTCTAAGCGAGGTTAATTTCCTTGGTTCTGTCACTAATGTTACAATTGAAGGTGGTGTTTGGCTACCAACCGGCTCTGCTGGATTTGGTACTGACAATTTCAATCCACATGTCGGTGTAAATTATGACATGACTTGGGGTGCAGTAGTTTACACCCAAACATTTGATTATCGTTTCAACGGTGATGTAGCATATAATCCAGTTTTTGGAAATGCTGCTACTTACCTGATAAACGCAGAATCATTTGTTGCTTACAAGTGGGACTCACTTTTAATTGGTGTTGATCTAAATCAATGGTACACCGAAGGTAGTGATGTTGCATTCCTTGGTCCCAAGGCAGTTTGGAATGTATCCAATAATGTTAATGTCAATGCAGGATTTGGTATTCCTGTTTGGCAAAATGTTGCTGCAAGCAACGAAAACAGTTGGAATGTTACTTTAGGTCTTGGAATCAATTTCTAATTTTATTTTAAAGGAGATTACTATGAACAAGAATACTTGTCCAGTTACTGGTTCTTTCTGTTGGAAGAACCCACTTCAACTAGTCGCTTTCCTTGCACTTCTACCATACGCCATGAAGGGCGTTGTTTGGATCACCAAGGGTGTTGCTGGTTGGTTTAACTGAGTTTTAATTAAAAATATACTCCGAAGCAAAAACCCCGCTTACGCGGGGTTTTTCTTTTACAATTTATTATTGTTTATTATTTTTTAAGTTTACCCGCTCGTTCCATACTTAAAGCAGCAGCAACTGCTCTCTTCTGAGGATATCCCTTATCCCTCATGAGATGGCGGATTTCTGAAGAAACCTTCTTGTATTTTTCTAATAATGTTTCTTCTTTTACCGAATTATTTTTTGCTGCTTTTCGCTGTGCCCATCTGTCAAGTGCGTGCCATGCTCGTTTTTCTGCACCTTTAGTTTCACCTTTTGCATCAAGTTTTGCACCTAGTTTTATTCTATCTCTAAATGTGCGTTCATCTTGAGTAGGGAATCCACTTTTTCCTATGTGTGCTTCTGCTGTAAGACGGCGAACCGCCCGCCCAATACCACGCTTTCGCTGACTGATTTTTTCTAGTTCCTTTGCAAGTCTAGCCTTACTTGTTCCTACATCACCCATATATTCATTGTGCAGAGCGGCATCAGAGGTTATTCTTGCAAGATCCGAAGAAGCTTTTCTTATGTACGAACCAAGCGTCGCCTTGCTCAACTCGTCAATTTGCTCTACTGATTCTTTTTGATAATCATCAGAGTGCATACCTGTACTTACTTCTGATGCTTTTCTAAATCTTTCTGGATTGAAGTTTGCATTTGATTTTCTAAAATAAGCAGCAGCCTTATCGTGTTCTGCTCTTCTTTCCTCTGGACGAAGGTTTGCAATTGCCTTAGCAACTTGAACCATGTGCTTTCTGGTTGATCTCTTTGGTACTTTGATACCAACTAAAGTTTCAACATCTTCATTTACTTTTTTTTTCGAAATTGCCTTACCGATTGCTTTTCTACGGTTTAAAAGATACTTATCAGTACCATCAACTTTACCGTCATTATTTACATCTGAATCTTCCTCACCTACTGGATCTAATTTCTCATCCAAACGAGCAACTAATTCTTCAATTACTAAAATTAGTGCTTCATTTTCTGTTTTTAAAGATTCAATCAATTGATCAATATTATTTGTATTTGACATGGGTATACCTTCCTTTTAGGTTATTTATAAAACCTTTGACTTGTATACATACTGTGCCAAGGATAATAAAATTCTATTATGGATATAATAAAAATATTAAAAGAAGAACAAAAAGAGTATAAAAATGCTCTTTTAGAGGATATTCAAGACGGTTCTGGTTCAACAGTTGCTATGACACCAGGAAGTAGTGTTGCAGGTTCTACTCTTTTCCCAACATCATATTCCAGAGATTCTAAGAAAGTAATCTTAAAAAGAATTCCTACAACAAGTATGGAAGATTTTATGATGAGATTGCAACTTATTCAAAATATGCAAGCACAGCAACAAATGGAACAAGAATCAGAAGAACAACCTGAAGAGCCTTCTGAAGAACAAGTTCAAGCAAATGAACAATTTTTAACAAATGTTCTTTTATTTTTAAGTGAAAAAAAAAGTTTTAATATGTTCGGACCAAAAACAATGAATACTCTTGCAGCATTATCTGTTGCAACTGGTTTGGGTGCAGGTGGAAGTGCAATTGTAAATAAATTAAAACCAAAGTCTACACAAACACAAAAAACAGTTTCAGTAGAAAAAGAAAAAGAACCAGAAACAAAACAAACCGAAACTGAAACAACAGAAAAAAAACCAGTAAGTGTTGTTAATGACATGTTAATTCCCCATCTAAAAGAAATGGAAAGGTGGGTTCCAAGAAGATATAAAGATAGTAAAGGTCTTCCAACAGTTGGACATGGTGCTTTAATTGATGGCTCTTTTATAGGAACACTAGAAAAAGTGTTTCCATATCAATCAAAAGAATGGAGACAAAAAGTAGCATCAGGTAATATGGAACTAACTCGTGCTCAAGGTCATGATCTACTAACACATCATGCAACACAAAAACACGATGAAGTTAGAGACATGTTAGGACACGAAATGTTTGATAGTATGCACCCAGAATTAAGAACACACCTTGCATCGGAACATTTTCGTGGTATGATAAGAAAATCTCCAAAAGCATTAGCATTAATTCGCAAAGGGGATTTTGCAGGAGCAAGTAAAGAATATTTGAATGCAGATGATTATAGAGAAAATCCAAATAACAGCATTGGAAAAAGAATGAAAATGTTATCAGATGCACTTGCAAAACATGGAAAGGGTGTTAAAATACCTGAAACGAAATAAAGGAGATTATTATGTCTGAATCTGTTAGTGATATAGACTTTGAAACTTATTTAAAAAATAATCCAGTTGTTCCTGATGTCAAACCTGCTGACACTGAAAAACCAATTCAACAAAAAATTGTAAAAACAAAACGGAATAACAGAGGAGAAGTAGTAACTCCAACTAAAATAGAAATTAAAGAGTCTAAATTACACAATCAGGGAGTTTTTGCAAGTAAAGATATTTTAGTTGATGAAATTATAGAAATCTGTCCACTTTTACAATTAGGCTGGCGTGTAAAATATCAAAGTGATCCTGTTATTAAACAATATATTTGGTTAAATATTTCTTGTAATTGTAAAGATTGTAAAGAGCATGGATTTGTTGCTTATATTCCACTTGGTTATGGTTCTTTATATAATCACTCTGACGATGAAAATGTTTCTGTTGAAATAAATTGGGAAGAACAAACTGCTTTATTTAGAGCATCAAAAACAATTCTTGTTGGAGAGGAATTGTTTTTAAATTATAATAAAATCAAATGATACAAAGTCAATACACAATAGATTATTTAAAAGATGGAAATTATGTTTTATTGGGACACAATCCAATAACTAAATCCAACATTGTTCTTGCAAAAGCAAATTCTCCTAGTAAATTGTTGGAGTATGGTTATCTTGATTTAAATATCACACAATCAATAGATATGTCGGGTGTTGTTACTGCAATAATGCAATTAGAAACAGTTGAATCGGTTGGTGGATTAAGTATGCATGATGAATTTATGAATGTTATAGAAAAATTAATTGAAGGACTTTTGAATAAAAAATTTGAAGAGGAAAATGATTATGAATAATATTTTTGTAATTCAAAACATTCGTTTTAGTGATGGTTCGAGTCCAACTATTCAACTTTTTAAAGATCCTGATAGTAAAAAATATCTTGCTTCCTTTTTTAATTTTGATGTGGATGAAATTGTTGATGGTTATAATTATCATGAAATACTTTCGATCAGAAATCTTCTCACTGAAATATTAAATGAAATAGATACAAGAGAAGTGATCGACTCCATAAATTATGGTGATAATTATGAATCGCACCAACAAGAAGATGGAGCATAGATGGAACACAGAGACACATGGGTTCAAGATTTAATCGATGTAGCAGAATCATGTGTGATAGGATACGAAAAGTACCTAAAAGATAAAATGAGTTCAAAAGATCTGGCTAAATTAATGAAACAACTTCGAAATATTCTTCCAATGAATTTGGATGAACGAATAGAAGAAAAGTGAAAGGAAACTAAAGTGAAGATTGAAGATGATGTAAAACTTGATTTTGCTGATGTTCTAATTCGCCCAAAGCGTAGCAATCTGGCCAGTCGAAGCAAAGTAGAAGTTCGACGCACATTTAAATTTAAATTACCGGCTGGTGATTTTGTTTGGTCTGGTGTACCAATCGTTGCAGCAAATATGGATACGGTTGGAACATTTGAAATGGCATCATCTCTTTCGGAATATGATGCAATGTGTGCAATACACAAATACTACTCAGATGAAGATTGGGATAAAAATGTAAGTGGTTGGCTTCGTCAATATTCAAATCCTTATTGTGGTATTATTTACACTATGGGCATGGGTAGTGATTCTTCCACATTAACAGAAATTCAAAAAGCAGAAAAGATATTAAATACACATAAACATATTCGTTTTATTTGTCTTGATGTTGCAAATGGATATACAGAAAAATTTGTAAATTATGTTAAAACAATTCGTGGTTTATTTCCAAATCATGTTATCATTGCAGGTAATGTTGTTACTCGTGAAATGACAGAAGCATTAATTCTTGCTGGTGCAAACATTATTAAGGCAGGAATTGGTCCGGGTTCAGTTTGCACAACTCGTAAAGTGGCGGGTGTTGGTTATCCACAACTCTCTTGCATCATGGAGTGTGCAGATGCAGCACATGGTCTTGGTGGTTATGTTTTGTCTGATGGTGGTTGTACATGTCCAGGAGATGTAGCCAAGGCATTTGGGGCAGGTGCAGACTTCGTTATGATTGGTGGTATGTTTGCAGGAACAGATGAAGCAGCAGGAGAAGAAACGGAGAACGGTAAAGAGTTTTATGGTATGTCTTCTGCTACTGCAATGGAAAAGCATTCTGGTGGTGTTGCTACCTATCGTGCAGCAGAAGGTAAGAAGGTATTTGTTAAAAAGACTGGACCAGTTTCAAATATTATACAACAAATTCTTGGTGGTGTTCGTTCTGCTTGCACATATGTCGGCGCGGCAAGACTTAAGGATTTGCCGAAATGTACAACTTTTATTCGTGTTAATCGTCAGTTAAATAACATATTTCAAGAAAAATGAAATTTGAATATTTGCATTTGACTCCTCAAAAAAATCTTACAAAACTTGACATTTTTTCTTGTGGAGTCCGATAAAAGTCGTATACTATACGAGTTGGAGAAAATAATAAAGGAAACACACTATGAAGCACCTTAATAATAATATTATGTGGTTACATTAAAATTACTTTTATTGTTTATAGTATATTATTAAATAAGGTTTGTCGGTATGCACCGAAAGCAGATCCGAGCGAGACAGAAATGGTTTACGGAAAACCGCTGCAGTCTCTCGACTACAAAACCGTTTCACTGGTTGGTTTACGGTTCCTGATACGAAGGTGACGAATGCCCGTAAGGCAGTAGTTACCGGATACAACCAAAACCGTCTTTTATGCCCTCTTAGCTCAGTTGGTAGAGCAGTTGACTTTTAATCAATAGGTCGTAGGTTCGATCCCTACAGGGGGCACTTTATTGGAGGATACAAATGGTTGATAACCCTTATAATGAACTGAATGATCATACCTTTCTGATATATCTTGCACAGAATGATTATATGATTGATGGTCACTTTCTTCCAGAAGGCGAACGACTGATGCAAATCGCTAATAAGATAAAACTTAAGCAGATGGAAGAATCCCGAGCAGCAATGGATAGACTCGCACAACTTGATGAGGAGTTGGGTTTAAATGATTGATTATGTAGATGTAATCTATGGTTTAGCATGGGGCGATGAAGGCAAGGGAAAGATTTCTAATGCTCTTGCTCCAAAATATGATTATGTTTGTCGTTGGAACGGTGGACCAAATGCTGGTCACACCGTTTATGTAAATGGACAAAAATTCAAAACTCATATTATTCCATCCGGTATCTTTGCTGGAAAGAAGTGTGTAATTGGACCGGGATGTGTAATCAACACGGATAAATTCTTTGAAGAGATTCGTGGACTTCGTGCAGCAGGATTTGATACTTCTCTTATCAAGATTCATCCAAACGCACATATTATTACCGAAGAACATATAGAATGGGATAAGAAGAATCTTGGTCACTTGGGAACAACTTCTCAAGGAATTGCTCCTTGCTATTCAGATAAGATGTTGCGTAGAGGCAGGAGAGCAAAGGAATACTTTATCTCAGAATGGTTGTGGGATGGTAAGTTAGAAGGAAAAATTCTTTGCGAAGGAGCACAAAGTGTATGGCTTGATATTGATCATGGTGATTATCCATTCGTTACTAGTAGTACAACGATGCCGTATGCTTCGTGCTCTCTTGGATTTTCACCAAAAAAAATTCGTAGATTGATCGGTGTTGCAAAAGCATATGATACAAAGAGTGGTAAAGATCCACTTTTTCCTGAAACATTGTGGAATGATCCCGTACTGAATCGAATTATTGAGGAGGGTCAAGAATTTGGTTCTACTACGGGTCGTAAACGATTAGTGAATTGGTTGAATCTTGATAAGTTGAAGAAGTCCATTCAACTTTCTGGATGCACTGAACTCATCATAAATAAGTGTGATGTTCTTAAGAAGGTTGGAGAATTTAAAGTAATTCATAAAAATGAATTGCAAAATTTTACAAGTTTTGTTATGATGTCTGCTTATGTTCAAGATACTTTGATGTTTAGCGATGGTAGTGATTTACATGAAATTACTTTCTCTGGTGATAAGGAAAGTATTTGATTCCTTTGTGGTGAAATGGTATCACAGAAGATTTTGGTTCTTCTTTTCTTGGTTCGAGTCCAAGCAAAGGAATTATTCCCGAATAGCTCAGCAGGTAGAGCGCAAAGCTGTTAACTTTGATGTCACTGGTTCGATCCCAGTTTCGGGAGTTGCCATCTTAGCACAGTGGTAGTGCAGTACTTTTGTAAAGTACAGGTCATCGGTTCGAATCCGATAGATGGCTTTGTATGTTAAATATTAATGTTCCACATTTTTATTGTTACATGAGAAAAGAACAAATGTATCAACACAAAACCCATGTTGGTGAACTTGTAAAAGTTACTGTATTTGGAGCACAATCTAATCCAGATAGGGCGTTACTTTTTCATATAATGACTGATGATGGGTTGGTTAGAAGTAGAGTTCCAATTCATATGCTATGTCATAAAGAAAATGCTCCAAATATTCAATTAGATTATTTACAATTATGGGATTGTTTTTCTATAAATTGTACAAATATTGTTTATGATTATTTAAAAGGTGCAAGAACAAAAATAATTTTAAAAGATAAAAAAGAACTTTGGGGTAATTATATGATGACATTTGATTGGTATGATAATTCATATAGTGATGAACCAACACAATACAAATGTTTACATATGATTGAATTGGATAATGGTTGTTACGCTTTACAGCCAAATAATAGAATATATTGGAAACATATGTCTTTTGTTACAAAACCATTTCCACAAAATCCAGATTATAAAGTTGATGATAAAAGTTTTAGATGCGAAGGAACAAGCGATAGATGGATTATTGAAGGAGAAGATGATAATTATTATTATGATTTAAAAGAGGATAAAGATGGGCGGTAAACATTCTGCAGGAAAAGGTGATACATATAGACCCGTAGATTGGGAACAATATTCAAAGAATTGGGATGCTATTTTTGGTAAAAAGAAAGGAAATACAAAAAATGAGCAATGTACAACTAATAGGACTGGTAAGCGGAGAACAAATAGTCGCAAAGGTAGAATTAATTGAAAATGTATATTCAATTAAAAATCCAGCAATTATTGTTCCAGTTGGTAAAGGAGAACTTGCATTAGCACCTTGGATGCCTTATACTACTGTAGATCAAACAGGAGTTACAATCAGTAAGGAGCGTGTGGTTTTTGTCTTGACACCACAACCAGAATTGGCAAATAATTATAATGAAAACTTTGGTAGTGGATTGATTATTCCAGATAAATCTGTGGCAGCACCAAAGTTAACTTTGGTTGAGTAAGGCGTTGCGCTTGTAGCTCAGTTGGATAGAGCAGATGCCTTCTAAGCATCAGGTCGCAGGTTCGAATCTTGCCAAGCGCGTTTAAGGAGTTTATAATGAGCATTCTTGAGTCTATTGTTTCTGATGCATATCCAATTTGTTTGGAAATGAATCGTCAGAAAAAGCATGTTTCTTTTGTTCTTTATAAAAATCGTGTAATTTCTGTTGGTAGAAATGTTTTTAAGACACATCCTCTTGCAAAAGAATATGGATATCAATTTAATGAAATGCATTCAGAACTTGATGCTTTTAGAAAAATTCCATATAATCTTAGAAATAAGAAGTTGACTCTTGTAAATGTTAGATATAATAAGTTTGGTGAACTTCGTATGTCAAAGCCATGCGAACATTGCACTCCGTGGTGCAAAGAAGTTTTTCAAGAAATCTATTATACAACCGATGAAGGTGTTGTAAAATTGGAGTATTAAATGTTTAGATTACATATTGACATTCCTATTTCAGGTGATGAAAAAGAAGCACTCGATATTGCTAGAAATATTATAACTTTTTGTTTTGATAATCAAATTTCTGTAAAAAGACTTCAAGAATTGAATGTTGAAAATATCAATTTTAGATTGGGTCATGATCATGATAGACAAAAATCAAATTATTTTATTAAAAATGAAAATGGACATGTAAATAATAAAAAGAGTAAAATTCCTATCAAAACTTCTGAAACCCCAATTGACATTGACTCAGAATAAGTTATATTACTTCATATGGGATACATGTGTCGGGTGGCACAGAGTCGCTTATAACGACTTATTGCAGAGTTCGAGTCTCTGGTATCCTACTTATGTCAGAAACTCGTAATATTATTGATCATTATCATTATTGGAAGCAAGAAGCAATTCTTGCAGACCTAGATAAGCATAGACATAATTTTACTGTTCTTTGTAGTAATTTATATAATGATTTTAATATTGCAACAGTTATTAGAAATTCAAATGCTTTTCTTGCAAAGGAAATCATTCTATATGGAAGTAAACAATATGATAGGCGTGGCACCGTTGGTACTCATAATTATAATCGTTTTGTTCATTGCAAGGATGGACAACAACTCGAATTAAAAATTCAAAACATGATTCGACAATACGGAACACTTCGTGTTGTAGGAATTGATAATATTAAAAATGCAAGACCAATTGAAGATTATAGTTGGCCAAGCAATGAACATGTTCTAATGATTTTTGGTCAAGAACAAGTTGGAATTCCCAAAGAACTTATTGATAGATGTGATGATATTCTGTATATTACTCAGTATGGATCGGTTAGAAGTTTGAATGTTGGTTGTGCTTCATCAATTGCAATGTATGATTATTGTCGCAAGGTTGAAGCAGGTATTCTGGCCCCATAGATTAACTGGCTAAATTCCCGCCCTTTCAAGGCGGTCATCCGGGTTCGAGTCCCGGTGGGGTCACTTTATGAAAGTAGGATCACTGTTTGCTGGTATTGGTGGTTTTGATCTCGGCTTTGAACGAGCAGGATTTCAACTTGCTTGGTCAGTAGAGGTTGATCCACATTGCAGAAAAATTCTTCAAAAGCATTTTCCTAGTGCTAAAATTTATTCAGACATTCGTGATGTAAAAGTTGAAGAACTTGAAAAAGTTGATATTATCTGTGGTGGATTTCCTTGTCAGGATCTATCCGTAGCAGGTAAGCGTAAAGGTCTTGCAGGAGAAAGGTCAGGATTATTTTATGAAGCAATGCGACTTATACGGGGAATCAATCCCCAGTTCGTCATACTCGAAAATGTGCCCGGATTGTTGTCGAGCAATAAAGGAAGGGATTTCGCAGTCCTCCTTGCTGAAATGGACAAAGGGTGGGATTGTCAGGAAATCGCATGGAGAATTCTTGACAGCCAATTCTTCGGAGTGCCCCAAAGACGCAAGCGCATCTTTATTGTCGCAAGTTCTCGAATCGGGGGTGCCGAGCAAGTATTGGCTCTCTCCGAAAGCATGTCAGGGGATTTTACGAAGAGCAAAGACAAGAGGAAAGAACTTACCTCCAGTATTGGAGGAAACCCTGAAGAAACAAAGTGGTGGGATGGTGGACAACTCTCAGACACCCTAACATCTTCAAGTTTATTTCGTCAACAAGCAGAACCAGACAAGCGCAGAATGTCTGCAGTATTGGAGCCTATTCCTTATGATCTATTCCAGATTACAGCACCTATCAATAAGCAAACAAGAGTACCGGGCGATCCGTGCCACACTCTTGCTGCTTCTAATGCAGTTCATGCTGCTATGGTGATGGCAGTTCGCACAGCACAAACAGGAGCAAATGGTCATGGTGTAGCAGAAGAAGTTTCGCACACATTAGATCTTGCAAATGGACAAGCAGTTGCTTATAATTTAACTATTCGAAGACTAACACCTTTGGAATGTGAAAGACTTCAGGGATTTCCAGATAATTGGTCCGATGGACAAGCAGATACTACAAGATATAAACAACTAGGAAATGCAGTTACAGTAAATGTAATTGAATGGTTAGCAAATAATTTGAAAGGAACATTATGAGTGGTAAAGTAACTTGGAATTATAGAATTATTATGGATAATACTACAGAAGATCCACATGATGCTTGGTATGCAATTTATGAAGTTTATTATCTTGATGGTGAACCAATTGATCATACTGTAAGTCAATCAAGTGTTTTTGGTGACAGTATTGAAGAATTGAACAGATCGTTGATGAAAATGCGAGAAGCATTTAATCATCCAATTTTAAAGAAGTCTGATTTCCCACCAATGGATAACTATCGTCGTGAACAATGGATAAAAGCGAGAGAAATAGGAGAAACTTACAATGACTAAATTTGAACCAGATGCGTTAGTTCGTAAAATTATTTTAGATCAATACGAAATTGAAAGTTTGCAAAAAACATTGTATTTTTTGAAAGGTGTTGAACTTGCAACACCAAATTCACAATACATGCTTGGTGTTATTTCAGAAGTAATTGAAAGTGTTGATTATGTTGTTAGACAGTATTGGAATGCACCGATTGCAACCGAGCAAGATTTTAAAGATAGAAAAGCACGATATGAAGAACTTGATCTAGTTCCAACAGATGAAATTCTGCGTGCTACTAGTCAGCATATGAATAGAATGAAGAAAGGAAAGAAAAATGGTAGATAAATTTCGTGAACTTCGTCGTCGTCGTAAGCGTAGTTATGAATCTCGTCGTCGTAGAAAGCAAGAGCAACTTCTAAATGCAAAGAAAGATACTCTTCGTAAGTTGGATGCTCTTGGTCGTTGTCCTGCATGGATCAAGGCTGAAAGGGGTATTTGATTTACTGGTCGGGTACTCAAGTGGCTTAAGAGAACGGATTGCAAATCCGTGATTCGTGGGTTCAAATCCCACCTCGACCTTAAGCGTGTATGATGTAGTAGTAACATATCAGATTTCCATTCTGATCTCGTGGGTGCAAATCCCACTACACGCTTTATAAATAATCTTTGATATCGTTGATCTTCAATGAAAGACAATCATGACAGGAGTTCGACTCTCCTCAGCTCCACTCGACGGGGCTGTATAGGTATTCGAATGGTGTTGAGTAAGGAAAAGGGAGATATTCGGGACAGGCAACAAGTCTCGTTAAAAAATAGTTGTAAACAATAATTGCTAACGAATTAGCAATGGCTGCTTGAAGCAGTGGGGATTGATTCACCCGCATCTGAACGAATCATGGGTGTGTAGTTAGAAATAACTACACATCATTTTGGAGGACTTTATGAATAATGAACAATTGCTTGCAATGTGTGATGAATTAAAAAATATTAGAGGAAACATTGCTCATCAACTTTCAAGAATTTCTGCAATTGAAAAAGTTGTAACAGAATTACTTTCACCAAAAGAAGAAATAAAAAATGAAGAATCTAAAAATTAAATTTTGCATTTTAATGTTTTGTTTACTTTCTGGTTGTACTTTGAAAAGAGTTTACTATCCTGCTTATGTCGTTGGTTATGACATGTATGGAAATCCAATTTATTATTATGATTATTATTATGTTAATTTGGATGATCCTAATAGTGCAAAAAATGCACAACCGTATATTATTCAACAACCTGTAGTTGTTCAAGAAACAGTTGTTGAACAACAAAAACAAAATCAGGATTGTAACTGTAAGTGACTTGACTTTACTTTAAATTGGTGTATTATATCTTTATTGGGAGCGTGGTGGAACGGAATACACGGAACGCTTAAAACGTTCTGGTCGAAAGATCATGCAGGTTCGAGTCCTGTCGCTCCTACTTAACTAAATAGATTACTGTTACTGGGCAAATAGCTCAATTGGGGGAGCGTCGCCTTTGCAAGGCGAAGGATGTGGGTTCAAGTCCCACTTTGTCCACTCTTGATCCCTTAACTCAACGGCTAGAGTGTTACCTTTACACGGTAAAAGTTGTAGGTTCGAATCCTACAGGGATTACTTTGCGTCGATACCAAAGCGGCAACTGGGACAGACTGTAAATCTGTTGTCTTTAGACTCCGTAGGTTCGAGTCCTACTCGACGCACTTGGACAGATGGCAGAGTGGTCTAATGCATTCGTTTACTAAACGAAAGAAGGCTCACGGTCTTCCGAGGGTTCGAATCCTTCTCTGTCCGCTTTGACGAAGTAGTTCAGATGGTAGAACGATTCTTTCATACGGAATAAGTCATTGGTTCGATTCCAATCTTCGTCACTTTTGGGTAGGTGGCAGAGTGGTCTAACGCGGTTGTCTTGAAAACAACAGTAGGTGAATAGCCTACCGGGGGTTCGAATCCCTCTCTACCCTTTCACTAGATACTTATACCGGAGAATAGCACAACTTGGTAGTGCGTTCGCTTTGGGTGCGAAAGGTTGCAAGTTCAAATCTTGTTTCTCCGATTTCAAAAGTTTAAATCTTATATATAGATTTGAACCTATTATGCCAGCAAAAAATCCAAAACAATACGCAAAACAACATTACAAAGAAAATAAAAAGTCTTATGTTGAAAGTAGTAAACTCGCTAGACAAAAAAAGCGAGAGTGGTATAACATTATAATGAAAGATAAATACTGTGAAAGATGCAAAGAATCTGATCCGGTGGTATTAGAATGGCATCATAAAGATCCATCAAAAAAGGTGATGGAAATTGGTGATATGATTACTAGAAGAGGGAAAAAAACTATTTTGGAAGAAATGGATAAATGTATTTGTTTGTGTGCAAATTGTCACAGAAGAATACATCACGAATTACGAACACAAGAAGGAATTTAAATGAATCTACTACTAATATCAGAAATTAGTCTCGCCATAAGTCTCGTGACATTTTTTGTAATTGGTATGATTAAATTTTACAATTTTGCTTATTCTCGTGGATATGCACATGGTCAACATTGTGGGTTTACTCAGGGGTTATATAAAGCCCAAGAAATGAAAAATAAAAGAAAGGTTCAATATGCTTGATATTTTAGATTACGCATTTATTGTTTGTATAACTGCTGCTTTGTTTTTTTCTATAGCACAACTTTGTTTCACTTTTTATGATAAAGGGTATAGAACTGGATATAATGCAGCATCAAATACAAAAAAGAAGAAAACTACAAAAAAGCGATGATATAAATACTGTAGTAAATAAAAAGGAATCCCATGAAGACATTTAAAGAATTCAATCAATTAGACGAAGGCATTTTAGATACTGTTAAAAATATAGTAAAATCTATCGGTAGGGGTATTGGCAAAGGAGTGGTTGGTGCTGCTAAGTATGGAGCACAAGCACTCGGTGCAATTCCTGGTGGTCTAATTGGTGGATTCAAAGCAGGTATGGGTGCCGGAGGTGGTGGCGGTGGTTATGGATATAGTTACGGAGGTAGTAAAGGAAATAATGATTCATATAGAAGAAAAATAGAAAAATTAAAGGTTGAATTGAGAAAAGCAAAATCTGGCGGAAAAACTCCAACACCTAGACCAACTCCAAGTCCAAGTCCATCACCAACTCCAACACCTAGACCAACTCCAAGTCCAACTCCAAGTCCAAGTCCATCACCAATTCCAACACCTAGACCAACTCCAAGTCCAACTCCAAGTCCAAGTCCATCACCAACTCCGAGTCCAACTCCAACACCTAGACCAACTCCAACTCCGAGTCCTACTCCATCACCAATTTTATCAAAAGCAGAAAAGAAAGCTAAAAGAGGATCGGATAGAACTGGAAAGATTGAATTACACACTGATGCTGCCGGTGTCCAAAGTTTCCGTGGAGCAAGAACCGATCCAGCAAAAGAAAAACTCGCTGCAAAGGGTGTTGAACTAGAAACAAAGAGAGCAGCAATACAGACCACAAAAGGTAAATTGAGAAAAGGTGTAGGACAAAAGGATGTTAAGTCCTTCAATGTAGGTCAAGAAATAACTAAAGGTAACATTATCAAGAGTGGTAGTATTGCAAGTAATCCTGAAGTTGCAAAAAGAGCAGCAGCAGCAAGAGCAAGAATGGCAGCAAGAAGAGCAGGTAAATCTGCTCCGGGTGCTGCTCGCTCTTTAGTTGGTGCTTATGAGTCAACAGAATTTCTAAATTCTGTAATGAAGTTCTTAAATAAGTAAAAAAACACGATTCACAAATATTATTTTATATAAATAATAGTGATCGGGCTGAGTTGGTCGTATAGGCAGTGCAATGCGAACTACGCCATTCATGCTAAAAAGGAACTTCGCTACCTTTCGATCTTCATAGGGAAAGGGGTTTCGTGAGAAGCCCTTTTCTTTTTTTAGGTACATTATATATACTATGTAATCTCTAATAGGAGCAAAAAATGGAAAATACTGAATGGTTAAAAGAATTAACAAATACTTACCTCAACAACAAAAGCGAAGAAACAAAAGAAACACAAGAAGAAGTTCTTAATGAAGAATGCACAGAGTGCAATGAATCAGCAGAACCTCAAGCAGAACAAACAGAAGAAGTTGAAGAATTGGAGGAAGAAACCTCAAATGAAGACTTCATGGTATCACTTCTAGAAGATGTACAAGCAGCAGTTGGTGAAGAACTATCAGAAGAAGAAATTGAAGCAATTCTCGAAACCGTATCTCTAGTTGTTGAGGGTATGGTCAAGAAAATGAAGAACAAGAACTGATTCATGATTTACGAACTCTTAGTAGAGCAATTAGCACTAGTCATTCTTGAGAACCGTCTTTCCTTGGAGGAGGGCGGTTCTAGAATGAATTTACCAATCAAACAAGATGGAAGAAAATTTTATCCATCAATCAGATCTTTAAAGAAACTAAATCCAAAAACAGTTTTGGTTTATGATAAAGAAGGAAAGGTAAAGAGAGTTCCAGAATCAGAAGCCAAAAATTACCCAGGATTAGCAGAAGCATATCTTTCAAAGTATTCTTTTAGAACACCAAAAGAGACTATGGCTTCTCGTGTTACGGTAGATCCAAAGACAGGTGAAGAAAAATCAGCAAAAACATTCACTGCAAAAATGGATGCAAATGCAGATTTAGAAAAATTACAAACTTTAAAAAATAGAGTTAAAGAAACAGGTAAATCACATGAAGTATCCTTTATTGGTAAAAAAGGACCGCAACTTCAACCACAAAAGCATAGAGAAATTGAACATAAATTAGAAGTAAGAATGCATATGGGAGAGCCACATGTATTTCACAAAGGCGAAAAAGTTCAATTAAGAGCAACAGGAAATGGCGTACATATTGTTGCACCCGGCGAAAAAAATGATAGAATAGTAGCACACACAGGAATGTTGAGTTCACCACATTTTGGTGGTGTTGCAACAAGAAAAGCAATTCGCTCTGGTCGTTCAGTGGAGCAAACTACACAAAAGCAAGCAGAGAGAAGAAAACGAGTTGCTAAAAAGGTTGCAAAGAAGAGAAAACTTTCAAATGAAGTTAGAGCAAAAGCAGCAGCAGTTCAAGGAAAGGCAAAGAAGTTAACAACACCTCCTACACCAGCAGCACCTGCTCCAGCAGCACCAACAGGAAGTAGAATTGCAGATATTATGAAGCGTTACCGTGTTCCAGAATATACAGGAGAAGAAGATCCTGGTGCTTTTGGAAGACTCTTAGCGGCTGAAGTGATTAGAGGTAGAAAATAAAGGATGAACTAAGTGAAAAAATTTAATCATGTACCTGTTGAATTAAAAAATAAACTAACAACTAAAGAAATAGACGGAAAAAGATACTATGTTACAGAGGATGGTAATTCTTATCCTTCTGTAACCACAGTCACAGGTTGGGAGAAGAGAGAGTTCTTTGCTGAATGGCGAAGAAAGAATCCAGAAGAATCAAAAAGAGTTCTTCGTCGTGGAAATAAGTTCCACTCAATCATAGAAGCATATTTAAATAATGAAACAATTAATGCAGATGATTATTCTCCCGGTGAATATTATTTATTTTTACAATTAAAATCAGAGTTAAACAAGATAGACAACATTAGAGCACTCGAAACCGCACTACAATCCTCTCTGTTGGGTTTGGCAGGTAGAGTTGACTGTATTGCTGAGTTCGCTGGCAACTTGTCTATAATCGATTTTAAGACCTGCTCTGCTGAAAAGGATAAAGATAGCATCAAGGAATATTTTATGCAAGCAACTGCATATGCGATTATGTTCCAAGAACAAACTGGCATACCTGTAAAAAATATTGTAATTCTTATGAGTTGTGAAGATGGCTCTGTAACTGTATTTGAAGAAAATCCTTTAAATTATACAAAACAACTTAAAGAAACCATTGAATCATTTATGATAAATAACTCATGATATGTCAGAAAAATATTTTCCAACCAATACATGTGTATTAGCATGCTCTGGTCCATCATTAAATAAAATAGATCCTTTTAGTTTGGGTCTTCCAGTAGTTGCAGTAAGCACAGTTATAAGAAAAATAACAAATCCTGATTTTTGGATTATAGCAGATTATTTGAATGAAATGCATGGACCGGAAGGGTCTTTAGCATATTCGAATCCGAATATAATAAAAGTTTTACCTGAAGGTAAAATATCAGTTGGAGCAAAACCAGAGTCTGTGGTTTCTTGTAAATATGATACTTCAACTAGATACTCAGATTTAGATGCACATTTATTTACTGGTCATCAACCATTTATTAGAGGACCACACAAATCTGTTACATTTGCAATACAGTGGTTACATTATATTGGTGTCAAAAATGTAATTTGGGTAGGAAATGATTTAAAAGCAAATAGTATGAAAGAAAAATACTGCTATGAAGTAAAAGATTTTGATATGAAGAAAGCATACAATTATGATAAAACTTTAGATCAAACTTCCAATGCTTTAAAACAATGGTATCCAATCGCAATTAAAAGAGGATATAAATGGTTTTCTTGGGAATGTGGTGAAATATTTGAATCTTTTGTTCCTAAATTTGATTTGCAATGGTGGGAAAGTGAGGGCAAGGAGCAATTAAAACAATATGCTCCAATTACCTTTCCCTTAATAGAATTTATTCCACCACAACCAAAACAAGAACCAAAGCAAGAAGTAAAACCAAAAAAACCAATAGTACAAATAAGAGAAAATAAAAAGGTAGATACTTTTAAAAATCCAAATACTATAGAGAAAAAAGTAGAAACAATACCCATACAAAAGGTAATTAAACAAGATTCCCTAAAACCATCTTCTCCAATTTCAGAAAGAAGAGATTCTAGAAGAAGATCTTTAGATGTAAAAAAACAATTGAGAAACAATAAATGAATGAATTTAAAATTATAAGTTTTTATACTGATAATGGAATATATGCCGATATGGCAAAAAAACTAAAAGATTCTTGTAAAAAATTCAGTATAGAATGTGATATAGAAAAATATAAAGACAGAGGTTCTTGGGTTGATAATTGTAATATCAAACCTGAATTTATACTTAAAAAATTAAATGAAGATGTTGATTGTGTGGTATGGGTGGACTCTGACGCAAAAATAATGAGTTACCCATATTTGTTTATTGATACACCAATGGATTTTGGTGTTCGTGGAGAACCTGGAGCAAGAAAGAAAACTCCAGTAGGAAGAGAAGAAATAGAATTACCAAAGAATTGGCCACTTCAAACTGAATTAATGTGGTTTAATTCTGGTACTATGTTGTTTAGAAAGTGTAATAGTGTTATAAGAATGGTAGAGAGATGGTTGGAACTATCCAAATCAATGACAAGATCATGGGATCAATGGAGTCTACAACAAGCATGGGCAGATGTTCAACCAACAACAGAATGGTTTCCGAGAAATTATTGTCAAATAGATAGATTACATGGAAGAGACAAAGCAGTGGTTTTACATGATTTAGCATCAGTGATGCAGAGAGTGGATAGAAAATGATTTACCCAGTAACTATTACTTTTTATACTCCAGAATATAAAGAAGAAGCAAGACAATTAGAAGAAACCTGTAAGCAATTCAATTTAGATTTTGCTGCATATCCCAAATTAAGTAAAGGTTCTTGGATTCATAACTGCACAATGAAAGCAGAAGTAATACTAACTGCTTTATACGAACATAAAAGATCAATATTGTGGATAGATGCGGATGGTCGATATAAGTCCCATCCAAATGTGTTTGATTCAAAAGAATTATATGAATGTGATTTTGGTGCTTATTTTATTCCAAATGTCTGGAATCAGCCAAAAAATGTACATCTAAGACCTTGGGGATTCGATAGGGGTAATGAAGCATTAGCAGGTGGTACTATGTTTTTCAATTATACAGATAAATGTTTTAATTTAATTGATGATTGGAAAAAAGAAAGTCAAGAAAATCCAAATAGATGGGAACAACAAAGTCTCCAAAAAGTTTGGGATAAATATGATAGAGAAGGATTGAAGACATATTTCTTTGATCAGTCTTATTGTAAAGTTTTTGATTGTAAATGGTTTGAAGAACCAAAAGAAATAGTTATAGAACATACACAAGCAAGTAGAAGATTAAAAAGAACTATAAAATGATAATTGATTTACAAAATATTAAAAAAGTATATATCAATCTGGATAGAGATGTTGAAAGAAAAAATAGATTTGAAAACACCCTAAAAGAATTGGGATACAATAATTGTAATAGGTTTTCCGCAAGAGAATTGAGAAAAATAAGAGCATTTAATCATGGTTGTAGTCAAAGCCACCATGATTTGATGGAGCAATATAAAGAAAATCTTCCATTATTCATATTAGAAGATGATGCAAAAAACACAATTTGGTATGGTGAATATGTCATTGATGGTAAAATAGAAGTTCCTGATGATGCTGATGTTCTATATCTTGGATATTCTACTGGTGGTGATTGGAATACAATTGGTGTTAATTTTTTACCACTTCCAGTAAATGAAAAATGGATGAGACTACAACATTGTTTGGGCACACATGCTATGATTTTTTTAAATAATTCTATACAAAAATTTATAAAAAATTCAAAAGATACTATAAGTAAACAAATTCCATTAGATGTTGGTTACGCTAAAGATGTATTGCCAAAATTAAATGTATACGCACCAATAAAATCTTTATTTTTTCAATGGGATAAATGTTGGCCAACTACTAATGTTAATTGTGATCCTACAAATAAAACTTGGACATCATATAATTTAAATAATACTATAAATTTTGTAAGGCATTATACACATGAAACTAAATGATTTTAAAATTATATGTTTAAATTTGGAAAAAAGAAAAGATAGAAAAGACATATGTGATTTTATTTTTAAAAAATTTAATCTAAATGTGGAGTATTTTAATGCAGTTGATGGGGCAACACTACCACAAAGAGGAAAAATTACACCAGGGCACAGAGGCTGCTGTATGTCTCATAAAAAAATATTTGAATATATTTTATCAAATGATTGGGAAAATGTTTTAATATTGGAAGATGATGTTGAATTTGATGACAATTTACATCTTTTGTTTGAACAATATTATAATGAAGTACCATTAGATTGGCAGTTGTTGTATTTTGGAGGAAATCACAATTCAATTACTCCGAAATTAGTATCAGCACATGTTCATAGACTAGTTAAAACCTATACAACACATTGTTACGCTGTAAAAAAAAATGTCATACCCTTACTACTGCAAGAATTTTCCGATAATAAAATTTATGATGGTGAAGTAGATGTTCATCTCTCTAATATACAAAAACTAGTTCCTTGTTATGGATTTGTACCAGCATTAGCATGGCAGAGAAAAGATTTCTCTGATATTGAAAATAAAATTGTAGATTATAATTTTTTGAGACAATAAATGAGTAATCATATAACATTTTCTAGATTTGGTTCTTATGGTCACTTGGGAAATCAGTTATTCCAATTTTGTGCTGTATATTCATACTCAAAATTAAAAAATAAACAAATACTATTCACTTCAGATAAAAAAAATAGTATGTTTTTTAAGTGTTTTGATGTTAAATGTGACATATTATTTGTCAGCAATATAACACCAACATCAACATATGTTGAAAAGAAATTTTCATATAATCCAGAAATATGGAATAAACAAGTTGATGATTTAATTGGTTATTTTCAATCTGAAAAATATTTTAAACAATATGAAAATGAATTAAGATCCATAATAAAATTTAAACAAGAAGATTCTCCTTTATCGGATTATGTTTTTATACATGTTCGTAGAGGAGATTATTTAAAGTACCCAGATGTGCATCCACTTTGTTCTGAAGAATATTATGAAACTTCTATAGAAAAAATAAAAAATAAATTTGGTTCTAATACTAAATTTATGGTTTTTTCTGATGATATTGAAGGAGCAAAACAATATAAATGTTTTGATCAAAAAAATATTTTCTTTTCATCAGACTCTCCTTTTATTTCACTATATAAAATGAAAACATGTATGTCCGGAATTATTGCTAATAGTTCTTTTAGTTGGTGGGGTGCATGGTTTATAGAAAATAAAGACAAGTTAATAATAGCACCTAAAGAATGGTTTGGTAAAAGAGGACCTGCTGAGACTCAAGATATATACTGTGAAGACTGGTTCTTGTTATAACGAAAGAAATATATTATGCATGATTTTAAAAATTGTTGCTTTTTAATACCATATAGAAAAGCAGGAAATGAAGATAGAGAAATAAATCTATTACATATTTTAAGATTTTTAAATACTTTTCTAACAACAAATGTAATTATTGTTGAACAGATAGATTTGAAGGCTGGAGAACCAAAAACTTTATCTATTATTGAAAAATTAAATTTTACAAATTTAAATGTAAAATACAAAATTTATAATGATAAAGGTGGTTTTCATAAAACAAAATTATATAATATGGGGTTAACGGAAACAACAGAAGATATTGTAATACCTTATGATGTTGATGTGTTAATACCAATAGAGCAATTGATAAAAGCAAGACAATTGTTGATGGATGGTTTTGATTATTGTTTCCCATTTAATGAAAATTATATTGAAATTCCAAAATCTTTACAAGAAGAAAGAAATAAACTTTTAACAAATTTTGATTTTCATTTATATACTGAAGGTATAAAGGGAATACACGATAAAAATGAAAAATTACATTTCCGTAAAAGACCACCTGGTATTATTAGGGGATGTCCTCCTGGTGGATGTATTTTTATAAAAAGAAATGTTTACATAGATTGTGGTATGGAGAATGAAGATTTCTGTGGTTATGGACCGGAAGATGCTGAAAGAAAACAAAGATTACATTTGTTTGGTTATAAACAAGGAACAGTTGAAGGCAATTTATATCATATCGAACATGAATATGAAGCAGATAATAGAAGAATAACAACTCCTAACAATAAATTATTGAATTTAAAATTACAAGGCATGGATACTCAAGCATTGATGCAATATTATAAAAATAAAAATTACAAACAAAAATACGGGATTAATATATAAAATGAAAATTTTAGAATCAAACTGGGACGAATTTAATTCATATCCTAGTGTTAATTTTTATTATAATCATTTTAAAGAAGAACCTCATGTCGTTATTTTTGAGGGGTATGAGTGTTTATACCCTCTAATTAAAAATAAAATTATAGTAGAAAGACCAAAAGAAATACACAAACTATCATGTACAGGTAGGGATGCTATTATTAAAAATAAAATATTAAATTTGGTTAGTGAAGAAGATATAATAACCAATAGAAGATGTATAGATGAAATACACCCTGATAGACATTTATATAAATTTTTATTTTCTTCTTATACAAAATATATGATTGAAAATAAAAAACATCTATTTGAATCACCGCAAAAAAATATTGATGAAACAAAAAAAATATTAAATAGGAATAAACCTATAGTTTGTATCAATGGTAGAAATTTAAAAAAATTACCAGGATATAATAATAATTTAGAAGACTTGATAAAAATTTTGATACAAAATAAAATTTTTGTCATAAATTGTACATTTGATAAACCAAACTTTTTATTTGATCCAGAATATTACTGGGAACCAGGAGAATTAATAGAGTCATATAATATAAATTGCTCTTTATTTTCTTTATGTGATTATGTTATTAGTATTGGAAATGCAGGTAGTATATCCACACATTTAATGACCAATTCGAATGTTATTATTCTTGGACCCGGTGGTTGGGTCGATGATATTAATATGGGGTATAATAGTGAAAGCATGATAACTGCTAGACAAAAATACTTACCATATAAAACTATTTTTATAAAAAATTATAAAAACAATATAACAGAAGGCAATAAACAAATACTTAAAACTATTTTAGGATAAAAAAATGAATATTGAACCATTTATCTTTAGTGAATTTTTTAATTGTGGCTCGCTATTGAAACCGTTTTTGGAAAGTTATTTAAAATATCATGATAAAATTATACACATAGTTTGTACCGATGATGATTTGAAATACGCTGGTGATATAGTAAATCATAAAAATGTAAAAATAATAAATGTATCAAATCAAAAAGAATTTTCTGATTCATGGAAAAATGGACATGCAGGAACTGCTTTATGTTTTGCAAATGCACTATTAAAATGGTCAAATAGTGATCATGTAATACATTTTGATTCTGATGTGATATTTAAATCAGATTGTGTTTCTACTATAAGTAATGAACTCAATAACGGTTATGATATAGTTGGTAGTCCAAGAGCATATAAACACAATTTGAGTGGTGTTAGGGGATTGGATAATTATCACGATACAATTTCAACATATGCATTCGGTATAAACAGAACAAAAATACCAAGTTATGATTTTGAATATTTTGTAAGAATGTGTGGTGGATGGGCAAATCCATTAAAGCATAGAACATTAGATTTTTTTGATCCTGTGGTTTTTTCTGCATTATCAAATGGTGCAAAAATAAAATTCTTAAAAACAACAGAATATGGTGGTATGGATAATTTGGGCAGCAAAGAAAATGGTTATGCTTCAAATTTAAATTTTGATTGTGGTTCTAGAATAGTTCATTTTGGTGGGGTTGGTTCTGGTTGTTCTATATTTTATAACAAATCGAATCCACCAAAATCTTATGCAGAATGGGCTTTAGGTCGTTGGTCGTTATATGCTAAAATATTTTTAAACATGGATACTGGTTGCACATTCCAAACAAAATATTCAGAATCAAATGATCATGGTGGTAAGAGATGGTGCAATGGTAATTATGATTATGATATCCTAACAAAAACTATAGAGGATCTTAAATCATGAGTTTACAAAAATTAAAACTGTATTGGAGTGCTTATCAGAATACAGATTTAAAATATTTTAAGTCTTTAAATAATACATGGGAAAATATTTTAGATAATAGTCCATCCGATAATGTAATATATTTTGATAGTACAAATGTTCCAGATAACTGTAGTTTGTTTTTAGTTGAACCAAAATCCATACACTCAAAACATTATCACTATGCATTAAATAATAGTAATAGATTAAAATATATCCTATCTTATGATAGAGATTTTTTTTCAAATACTAAAAATTTTATACATATTTCACCTCCATTCGGTGCTTGGGTAAATGGTGAAGAAAGACAAGTTTACAATAAAACTAAAAATATTTCATTTATTGCATCAAATAAAAATATGTGTGAAGAACATGCATTTAGACACGAAATGGTCAATAAATTTGGGAAGTTTTGTGATGTATTTGGTAGGGGTAGAAAAGAAATAACTAAAAAAATAGAAGGTCTTGCAGATTATAGATTTTCATTTTGTATGGAAAATCATGTTACTAATTTATATTATACAGAAAAACTTTTAGATTGCTTTTTATCTGGAACAATACCAATTTTTTATGGTAGTAGATCAATATCAAATGTTTTTGATTCTAATGGTATAATTTGGTTAAACGATATATTGAATGGAAATGTTAATATAAATAATTTAAACGAATCACTATACAATTCAAAAATAGAATCTGTTATCAAAAATTTTAATATAGCAAATGAAATGAATAATGGTGTTTCAAATTCTTTAGATAAAGCAATCACAAACGGATTAAAATAATGTACACAGTAAAAACAAAATATGCGGAATTAAAAGTACCTCTATCTATAGATGATATTATAGACAGTCACAAAAGTAAAACAGCAATAGTTATTGCAAATGGTCCATCAACAAAAAGATTTTTGAGCAAAATAAAGCAATTAGCAGTTCAAAAGGATAAATATTGTGTTTTTGTTTGTGGCACAGCAGATGAATTATTTGCAAACATCGGTATTGATATGATTAAGGAAATACAACCAGATTTTTGGATAATGGCAAATAGTATTCAAAGAGTTGAAAATTATTATGATAAATTCAATAGACTCGGTGAATGTAATGGTATATTAGCATTTGCAATCGGAGTTGATCAGAGCATCAACTTGGAAAAACTATTAAATATAAAATATTTTTGTTATAATAGAGCATCATCTTTAGTATCAGAAGAAGAAGTTCCCCTGATACAATCATATGTACAAAAATATACAAATTATAGTAAATCATATGGTGCTGGTCATACAGTCGCTCTTCATATGGTTGGATTTGCTATATTGAGTGGTTGTAAGAAAATTTATATAAGTGGAGTGGATTTGAATTATAAAGCAGGGTATTTTGATGATATAACTAAAAACCCAGATTCATTTTCTCATTGGAAAGATGAAATATTGATGGATTTTAAAGTTTTAAGTGATAGTGCTAAGAATATTAATGTAGAAGTTATAAACTTATCAGAAACTTCTCCTCTTACAAATGTTATGAAAACTTTCCCGGAGTTATCATGAAAAGTTTAGGTGAATCATTTGACGAATATATCAAAACCAGAGTAAATAAAATTTTACAAGAAAATAAATTTCCAGAATATGATTCAATATATTCTGATACTTTTTCTGAATTAATTGATAAACTTATAATCGTTCATATAAGATACTGGTATCTTGAAGACGCAATGGCTAATTGTAAAACCGATGAAGAATTAGTAAAGTATCGGAAAAAATCAGAATCGTTATTTAAAGAAAAAAGACCAATGCTTGTAGAGAGCATTGATAAAATGTTTATTAATTTAATTAAAGGTAAAGTAAATTACAATCCAATAAACACTAAAAAATATTCGAATTGGGGAGATGAAAAGAAATGAAATATGGTATATGGAGACATGAAGATGCTCTGGGTAATTCTGCAGAGCAATGTGTGAATCTTTCTAATTTTATACAGAAGAATAATGACACACAACCAAAAATTTATGTTGAGTCTTTATTTCAAAAATATTTTGCCATGTGTATTCCCCATGTAAAAGAGAATGATATATTTTTCTTCGATAAGGAAAAATATGATCTGGATCATCTAAATGTAAAATTTAACGGGTATACAGATTTACATGATATAATAATGCCAGATGTTTATTTTGGTTCTGTATGTAGAAACTACCCTTCAGTTTGGGCTAATCTAAAGGATGTTCAATATTATCTTAGATTTCCACATGAAGATTATAATAAAAAATATGAAATACCTTCACCGTTTATATTGATGCAGTTTAGAGAAGGTAAAACATACTGGAAAAGAGTGGATGGTGATAATTGTGAACCAGAGAGAAATGTCAATAAGGACACATTCTTTAAGTTGGCATTGCATTATGCCAATAAAGGTATTACTGTTGTTAGAATAGGTGATCCTAAACAGACAGAAATGCCAAGTCATAAACATATAATAGATTTCACCAGAATAAAAGATAAAACAATGTTGGATGATCTATATCTATTAGATTCTTGTAAAGTTTTCATATCAACCGATAGTGGCATCTGGCCAATGGCTGGTGGATTAAGAAAGAATATGGTTCTATCAAATGTCGTCAGTGGACAGAATAAACCAGAAATAGTAAACTGGTTGAATAAAAATATAACAGAAATTTTATTCAAAAGATACAAAAAAGAAGATAACACTTTAGAACAATTAATTACAGCAACTGATAGGTTTTTATAAGAGATTGAATTAATGAAATGTATATTATTAGCAAGAGGTGGAAGTAAAGGCATACCAAAAAAGAATATAATTGACTTTAATGGTCAACCTTTAATTTCATATTCAATACTTCAAGCTTTAAAATCAAAATACATAACAAATGTATATGTTTCCTCTGACAGTGATGAGATATTAAAAGTATCAGAATCATATGGTGCTTTGTCTATTAAACGACCAGATTCGATTTCTGACGATACTTCTTTATCAGAAGATGCATTAAAACATGCCCTTGGTGTTGTTGGTAGTGATGACTTGTTTGAAACAGTAATTTTTATGCAAGTAACTTCTCCATTAAGGACAACTCAAGATATTGATAATGCAATAGAAACATTATTGACGAACGATTATGATTCCGTATTCTCGGCATGTAAACTGGAAGATTTCCTTATATGGGAAAACAAAAATGGAATACTGAATAGTGTAAATTACGATTATAAAAAACGAGTCCGCAGACAAGATAGTAATCCACAGTTCGTGGAAAATGGTTCAATTTATGTTTTTAGAAAGAACATATTAATCAATAATAATAATCGTTTAGGTGGTAGAATTGGTTTATCTTTAATGGAAAGTTGGAAAATGTTTGAGATAGATAGTTACGAAGATTTAGAATTGTGTAAGTTATTGTATAAAAATAAATTATATGGAGAATGCCATGAATAAGTCCGGCAGAAAAGTATTTTTTAATGGTGAATTTATAGATGAAATTGATGCTAAAATTTCAATATATGATTCTGCTTTGATGTTTGGTGATATGGTTTTTGAAATGACAAGATCTTTTAACAAGAAGCAATTTAAATTAAAAGAACATATAACAAGACTTTTTAATGGTTTAAAGATATTAAGAATACCAATTCAATATACTCAAGAAGAATTGATCGATATTTGTAATAAAACTGTAGAAGTGAATGATCATCTATTTAAAGATACAGATGAACATCGACTTATGATAAATGTTAGTAGAGGACCGCTTGGCATCTATTCACATTTGTTTGATAAAGTCCAACCAACTGTAATAGTAGCAGACTTTCCATTAAAATGGACGGTTAGTGGTATGGGTAAATTATTTGATGTCGGTATAAATGCTGTTGTTACTTCTCAACGCGCTATTCCCGAACAATTTTTAGATGCTAAGATAAAAAATAGAAGCAGAATCCATTATCAGATGGCTAATATAGAAGCATCACAGTTTAAAGGTGAGAATAACTGGGCATTACTTTTAGATCAAGACGGGTTTATAGCAGAGGGCAGTGGAGATAATGTTTTCTTTGTGAAGGATGGTATTGTTTATAGTCCAGAAGGTAGAAATATATTAAGAGGCATTTCTAGAGATTATATTTTTGATTTGTGTTCACAATTAGGTATAAAATGTGTAGAAAAGAACTTAACTCTTTATGACGCATATACAGCAGATGAATCGTTTATGACAGCAACACCATTTTGCTTATTACCAGTTTCATCTATAAATTCTGTAAAATTGGGTGATAAACCTATGGGTAATATAACGCAAAAACTTTTAAACCAATGGAGTAAGAATGTTGGTGTAGATATTCGTCAACAAATAGTTAATTTCAATAACGAATTTGTTTTGGATACAAAAGCACCCACTCCTTATAATTTCAAATGAAACTAGGTATCATTCAGGGAAGATTATCTCCTCCCGTTAAAAATCATATACAAGAATTTCCATTCGATACATGGAAAGATGAATTTAAGTTCATAGATGAACTGGGGTTGTCTCATATTGAGTGGTTAGTAACAGAATCATCATATCGTGATAATCCATTATTTAAAGAATATCTGGCAGATTATAAAATCAATACCATATGCTGCGATCATATTATTCATGAAGAAATAGAAGACATAACCTTCTTAAAGGAAAATCTTACAGAAGTATGTGATAATGCTATAGAGAATAATATAAGTTCAATAACAATTCCTCTTCTCGAAAAGAGTAGTATGGAAGATGATTATAGAAGAAAACTTTTTATTCAAAATATTAATAAATTTAAAGAAGAATATCCATCATTAATTTTTCTTTTTGAACCAGAATTAGATCCAATAAAAACTTTGGATATAGTTAACTCAAATGAAATGTTTTATGTTACTTATGACACTGGTAATATAACAAGTTATAACAATCAACATGAAGAATTTATTCATACTTTGGTTAATAAGATAAAAAATGTTCATATAAAAGATAGAAAAAATGGTAAGACTGTAGAACCATTTACAGGTGATACTAATTTTGAATTAATTTTTAGAACCTTAAAATACTGTAATTATAAATCTGATTTTACTTTACAGGTTGCTAGAGAATCACCTGGTAATGAGTATAAATACATTCAGAACATAAAAGATAAATTTGAGAATTATTATGAATCCATTTGATTTGTCGAACAAAACTGCATTAATTACTGGTGGTGGTGGTTTACTGGGACCAAAACACGCTGAAGCAATAGTGGAATTTGGTGGTAATGTCATTTTATGTGACATAGACGAACAAACTGTTAAAGCAAAAACCGAAGAATTAAACCAAAAATTTAATAAAAATTGTGCATCATATTTTGTTGTAGATGTATGTGATAAAGTTTCTATAGAAAATATGGTAAACAAAATAGATAAAATTGATATTCTTATTAATAACGCAGCAAAAGACCCAAAAGTAAAAAAAGACGGTTCAATAAGTAATGAGACAAGATTTGAAAATATGTCTGTTGAATACTGGAAAGATGGTTTAGATGCAATAATAAATGGGACTTTTATATGCTCTCAAGTCGTCTGTAATAAAATGCTTAATACTGGTGGTGGATCTGTTATAAACATAGCATCAGATTTATCAGTAATTGCCCCAGATCAAAGAATATATCGTAAACCCGGATTAGAAGAAACACAACAGCCAGTCAAACCAATAACTTATTCCGCTGCTAAATATGCAGTAGTTGGTATGACCAAATATTTGGCTGTTTATTTTGCAACAAGAGGTATTAGGGTAAATTGTTTGAGTCCAACTGGAGTATTTAACGATCATCCAGAAGAATTTGTTGAAAAACTATCAAACATAATACCTATGGGAAGAATGGCAAATATAAACGAATATAAAGCTGCTATAGTTTTTCTAGCATCGAATGCTAGTAGCTATATGACAGGACACAATCTAGTAATAGATGGTGGAAAAACTATTTGGTGATCTATAAAAGGAAAATAAAAAATGACAGAAACATACATCATAGCAGAAATTGGTATAAACCATAACGGTAGCATGGAATTAGCAAAAGAATTAATTATGAAGGCAAAAACTTCAGGCTGCCATGCAGTCAAGTTTCAAAAGAGAGATATTGAAAGTGTTTACACTAAAGAAGAATTAGACACACCAAGAGAAAGTCCTTGGGGCACAACAAATAGACAACAAAAAGAAGGATTAGAGTTCTCGGCAGAGCAATATAAGGAGTTATATGATTACACCAAGTCTCTTGGTTTGGATTTTGGTGTATCTTGTTGGGATGAAAAATCTGTTGATCTGATAGAACAAACTATTAATGTTGATTTTCATAAGATCGCCTCTGCTTTATTGACCAATAAGGAGTTCTTAGAAAAGATTAATAGAACCAATAAACCTGTTATTGTATCTACAGGTATGACAACAGAAGAAGAAATATACAGAGCAATGAAACTATTAAAAAATGTTTCATATATTCTTGCATGTACTAGTACATATCCAACCAAAGCAGAAGAATTAAATCTAAACTATATTATTACATTAACACTGAAGTACCCAGGAATAAAGGTTGGATTCTCGAACCATTATAATGGTCATGATGCATGTGTTATTGCCACAGCACTTGGTGCAAAATGCATAGAATTCCATATAACTAAGGATAGAACGATGTACGGTTCAGACCAAGCAGCGTCAATAGAAAATGTGGATTCTTTAG